GATTGAAACCAGTTGCCTTGAGCATCCATCTTTAATATTTCCAGCTGCGCCATGACTTGTTCCTGGGCGTGTTTCTCACCCATCGTTGCAATCTCATGCGCTAACTGTGCAGCCTGGTCTTTATCTTTTATAACCTTGCCAAGCAAACCACTTACTGGCCCTATAAGTTTATCTATCATTGTCCTTTACCCATGTTTGTAAATCCATAATAGCTTGCAACAATAGCAGCGATACTGACGTAATAAATATTACTCATGCTTGCCAACATTACTGAAGCTTGCGGCAGCTCCATGTACTCAGTGAATATTACACCAAATGGAAACACCAACATACCTGTTAAACTAAACCAGGCCATACGTCTTTGTGCATCGCGCTTGGCATCAGCATCGATCATAATCCTACGTCTGTCCTCGAGCATAATCTCACGCTCATCCGGATCTATCTTTCCGTTATCGTTTAGATCGTATTTTGCTTTGGGCATCTGCGTACTCCTCAACTATCTTTCGATCGTATCCTAATATTATAAGTCTACCATTTTTATCATATGCTGCAAACTTCTTTCCATGATCTACTATTGTTGGGCGTTGATCGTCAGGCAGCTTACCTTCATCGAGTGATGGGTTACCATTATTTTTGCCTTTTCTGCTTCTTGTAGGCATTGATTTTTATCCGAATAAGTTCCGATCTGATAATAATATAATCGATCTGTACTGATAAAATGTAGAAAAACCAAAACATAAATCATTTAAAATAATCCCAGAAATTTATCCATTTCATATGGTGGAGATACGCTATTGAGCCAATCGCACTGGCTGTAAGCAAAAAGAAAATCCCAGCTAGGGTGACAGCTAACTCTTGAGCTTCTATAGCATCACGCCTTGCCTGGGCTTCTGCTTCGCGTTTTTCTTGCAATACTTCCCTTCTTATTTTTAAAAGAGTTTGCCAATGAGATGGACCTAGACCATTTCTAGGATCGCAAATCCACGTTTTTAAGTCCTCTTCTGCCTGGGCCATTTTGCGTAATTCTGCAAATCGTTCCATTGCTATACTATTTACGCTACCACTAGACGCACCTTTTTTCTGTAGCTTCTTTTTTGCATTATCTGTTGCATCAAAAAACTGGCCTAGTTCTTTTGATAGACTTGCTACGGTGCGACCGGCGGCTAAAGAAGTTTTCACAACTCCTAATATTGTTAATGGGTCCATACTTACATCCCATCGTTACGGCTAAACTCTACTGTCTTTTCTAAGATTGCCACCCTTGATTGTAGCTTAATGATCTCCATCATATGAGCAGCCATGCCACCCATATCCTCATTAATCATATCGATATCATCCCAAATGGAATTATCACTATCTTCCATATCCTCATAGAACTCAGCCAGTATATCGATCAGCTCTTGAATATCATCTGAGTTTTTCTGAACATCTCTAATCAGATTGGTGCGATCCGTTGCGTTGTTCTCTATGGTTAATATTTCTACCTGGGAAGTCAGCCCCTCAATAACAGAGGCTTGAGAACTAGCGTACCAGATACCACCGCCCACAGTTGAAACAATCGCTACCACCGCACTTGCGGCAACCGCTATATTAACCTTGGGCAAATCCACATATCACCTATTCCGCTGCTTCTAGTTTTGTTTCCAGGGAAGCGGCTAACTTTTCAGCGAAGGCCTCACGACTTACATTCAGCTGGTCAAAGTTAAAACGCGCATTAGATAGCTTGGCATCGAGATCTTGCACATGACGAAGCAATGTCTTTTGCTCATCAGTAAAATCTTCCAGGCTATACTCAGCCTCATCGATCATAATAGTGTTTTTATCTTCCACTACTCAGCCTCCAATGCTGCTACTTTAGTTTTAAGAGTTTCAACTTCTGCATTTAATTCTTGAACTGCTTTAATTAACGGCGCAATAAATTGGTCATACCTTAAAGATTGTTTAGCATTTTCATCCGTTACATCGTCAGAAACCCAACCCCCAAAATCTTTATCTCCCAATACTTCTTTAACTTCTTGAGCGATTAATCCGTAATGATTCCGTTTACCAGCGACGTCAGTTATTGTAGGATTTTCTTTCTTTAAATCTTCTTCATCATATTCAAAATGTTTACCACCGCTTATCCATTTATATGAAACGGGACGTAATGCTTTTACAAAATCTAAACCTAATGCACTATCAGTTATTTCCGTTTTCATAGTTCTATCTGAAGTTTGTATAGTACCATTTACAGCAAACAGTGCTTCCCATCTGTGTGAGCCTTCACCTAAGAATCCTGCGTTATCTGATTGAGGAATTATTCTAGCTGAATTGGTATCTCCTAATTTTTCAAGATTTCCACCACTTAATAACTTAAATCCCTGAGATGCTGCTGCTACACCCATTTCAAAAGAGTCTGCACTATGGTTATACTGAATGTATCCACGATAAACATCTGCACCAGTTAAGCCATCACCAAATAATATAGACGCATTAGAAGAAGTGCCGCTAATAAAACTCATTTCTGCGTTAGAGGTACTTGCTATACTTAACTGACGTAGAGGTGCGGCTGTTCCAATCCCAACAGCCCCATCCCGTGTAATTCTGACACGCTCTGAAATAGACGAAGCACCATCAGGTGTAGTTGAAAAAACTAACTCAGTTGGTAAATCATTAGCACTTGTTGTTCCGTTTATCTCAGCATGAATTTGCGCTCCTTCTGTTTTAATGTCTCCACCATCGCAACCTTGAAATGTTATTCTACCTAACGTGTCGTTATCATTAAGCTTAGTAAAAGAACCAACAGAAGTATTACGATTGTGTGATAGAATTAAAGCAGACCCACCAGCAGCAGCCCTATTAGAATGTATTCCAACAGTAGAAGAAGCACCTGTTTTTATAACTTGAAAAGTTTGGTCATCATCTGTTGTAGGAGAGCCAGCCAAAATACTTTGGTCAGATTGTATTCTCATAGCTTCTGTTGGACTTGTACCATCTGAGCCATCGTTAGTTCTGAAAATCAAATCGCCTTTTTGATCGTCTGCCGTTGCATCATGGCTAGCTTGTATTTGTGCTAAGACACTTTGCTCACCACCAGACTGTTCACCTTGGAATGTGATTTTGCTTTCACGACCGCCATCAGTATCTTCATGGGTTGTGTTCTTTAATTTGAGTTCAGTTGTTTCACCACCAATGTCTACATTACCGCTGTCATCAATTATTAATCGAGGGTTGCCATCACCATCTGATAATACAATGTGGCTATCAGATGTTCGAATATCTAAGCCACCTTGATTACCATCAAATGAACCAAGAATAGTATTCTTTGTTCCAGAACTAATTAATGATCCAGCATCTTTACCAAAGGCCGTATTTAATGTTCCAGTGCTTACAGCTAATGCCGAAGTTCCTACCGCCGTACTGCTAGCCGCTGTTGTATTTGTTTTTAATGCATCTTTACCAATGGCTACATTGTTACTTGCTGTTGTATTTGCTGTAAGAGCATCATGTCCAACGGCTGTATTAGATCCCCCTGGACTGCTACCATCGAGGCTATCAAGTGCTGTGTTTCCTAAAACAACATTATTTGTACCAGTAGGAAAGTTTCCTACTCCTATTTTAAAACCACCAGCAGTTGATCCATCGTGAATACGAACCTGTTTAGCTGTTGTATCGAAACTAAGTTCACCTATTGCACCAGTAAACGCATTGTTCTGCGTTGCAGTGCCTCTTCTTAATTGTACCTGAATAGCCATTTATACGCTCCCATAATCGGTAGTTGTAACAGTTGCATTAGCAACACTTCCATAATCATTCGTAGCAGTAAGTGCGCCTGAGTTTAAACTTGATGCAACTAAATTAACATTTGCTATATTAGTGGCTACACTTCCTATGTCTGTCGCATCATTAGCAACTGTTGTAACATTTGCACTTATTGAAGCAACAGATGTAACATTACTAGCAATACCAGCAACCGTATTTACATTTGAAATTGCTCCGGCCACCGTTCCAATGTCTGAACCATCAGCTGCAACAGTATTAATATTAGAAGCATTTCCAGCAACCGAAGTAACATTTGTTGATATACCAGCAACCGTAGTAACATTTGCTTTTATTGCAGCCAGGCCAGATATCGCATCAGTTGCAACCGTTCCATCTTCTATATCTGCTAATGCCGCAATATCAGCTGTGATTGATGCAATACTTGATACATCCGCTATCGTTGGCCCAGCCTCTGGAGCGCCTGACGTTGCGTTGAAAGCTAACACCGTTCCTTTGCGATTATCCTTTGTCGGCATTTCTAAACTTACAGACTCATCGCCAGCATTAACTATGATTGCCCGACCAACTTTCTCATCAAGCTGTTGAGCCATAATAACTAAGCTATCGAGCTGTTCATTTAAACTTGAAGCAAGCAAATCACCAGCTGTTACAAAATCAGTTGTACGCTCTAAACTTCTTCCACCAATAATTGTTAATATATCCGATGCCACAAGTGCATTAACTAGAGTAACCGATCCGGTTCCGGTTGCGCTTGTACTTACATTGTAATCACTAGTAATTGTTAGCGTTGTCGTATTCTTGATAACAACAAGATCACTGTTAGCTAAAATATTGAAACTAAATGAAAATGGACCAGTGCCAGTGTTTCCAGTAAACTGAATACGCCTTGCTACGTTGCTAATTGGAATATCGGCCATCTATATAATCCCTCGATTTGTTTGTCTTATACCATATATTGTTTTAATTGCCAAATAATCTGTTGACATTTGCCTCAGTTAGATCCGGTCTACGATCCGGTATCGTTTTCCCTTTTTGCCACCAGAAATCTTGTCCGTACTCTCTTTGATACCTCTTTTGAATACGCCTCATTTTTGTCCTGGCTTCCGGATCAGCCCATAATTTAGCCTGGTCAAATATTAATCTCTCAAGCCCTAACCGCATATACCAGATACTTGCACCAGGCGTATATCGCTGAGCAAAAGAAATTAACTCACTTGCTGCTTTTGTATCCTCGCCCTGGATAGCTTCGAAAATGTTACCTACTGTTAACTTTCTAACGTCATCAGCAAAACCTACTACTGGCCCTGCTATAGTTGCCCCTAAACCTCGATCAAATCTATTGAGATCTGCAAATAGAAAATCTCCATAAATACCTAGACCACCACCTTGTAAAAATGCAGCACCCCAAAACTCTCCAGTATCCATTGACCTGGGATCTCTACCCTTTGACATTTCTTTCAGCTGAAGAGCCAAAGCTCCCATCAAGGTAGTGCTTATAATTAAGTTTGTAAAAGCTTTACCTTTTCCCATAGCGCCAGGCGTAGCAGCCGATCTAAGAATATGAGTATTAACCAGGGTAACACCAAAGTTTTTATACATTGCGAACGATCGAACAAGTTCACCGCCAATAGTGCCAGGAGGTAAATCACCAGTTAAAGCAGCTCGACCTCTTATAGATGTAGAAGGAACAGCAAAGTTTGTTTCTGTTTCTACCATCGCCATAAGATTAGTAGCTAATTCCCTGGCAAGCTTTGGATCTATATCATCTCTAAACTCGATATCTTCAGCTCTTAGAAACTTTGCACCTTTATGATCGTACAGCTCTGTCGATCGCATGATATCCCATTTCTCAGATCCTATACCGTATCTTTCCAAAGATTGTTTTAATCTAGGATCTATATCATCAATCGTTTTTCCTACATTGTCAGCTAGTGTTCCCAGGAGTTCCATGCCAAATGACCATCTTCCGGCTTGCGTCATTGGAGACAACAAAGAAGCTCTCATTACAAAATCAGCTACTCTCCTGGTAACTTCTGGCCCTGATATATCTCCAGTGTACCTCATTTGCGCTGAAGCTATCGAGGACCAACCTTCGGCAGTTAATCCCAGGCGTATCGCTAACCTTCCCTTTTCTTCGGCTTTTAATGGAGACAAGGCTTTTAAATATGCTCTGAGTGTATTCGTTTGTGGCAAACCATTCATTGCCCTGGCAATACGTTGAAAGTTTACGTCAGTAATTGCTGAGATCGATGCAGCCCCTAGCTGAGCTGATTGTAGTAACTGCCTGGTTCCTGCAAAGGCTGTTGCAACAAACCCATGAACTGGTGTGTTATGCGTTCCTCGAAGAATGTTATAAAGCTCGTCTACTTTTTTTCCGGCTACTCTTGCACGATCTACAGCTTTGGGATCATCTGCACCTTCTTTAAGCAACGTGTCTTTTATAAAGTTTTTGGTTGCCATAGGATTAGGCCCAAGACGCTCCATAAATGAAATATCCCTGGACATATTACTGATATGACCAATCATAACGTCAAATGGATTGCTGTTGCCAAACTCATCATTATATTTCATCCACGCATCTGCATCTTTAAATACCAAGAATCGATGCTCTGCGTGTTGATTAGCCATTGCCTTTTGCCCAGACGGTCTACCGCTTGGTTTTATTTTGCTCATCCCATCTGTGCTTATTGTTTCGTAAACATCTCTCAATGCTACTTCTAACTTTTGCGGAGAAAACGTCAGACCTGTTTGCTGATCAACCATTTTTTCCAGGTTAAGCATTGGTGTGATTTTATCTCTCCAGGCTTCATATCCTGCCTGACGCACTTTTAAAGAATGATGCTGTTGCGGTAATCCCCAATCAGATCTTTTAGGAATAGCACCTCCGGCAGCATTAAACCTTTTACGCAAATACTCAGCTGCCTCTTGCCATCCCTGGGCAAGTTCCCTGGCTGAAGCATCTCTTGTACTTCCAGGAACAAATGTTTCTCTTATCATGTTTTCGAGCTTGGCTTTGTTTCTTACTCGACCAGTGAGATCTCTTCTAAAAGTTGCCAGGACTTTATCCATTTTCCTGGTCGCACTTCTTTCAATAGCTTTTTCTAATTGTGCTATGCTAAGAAACCTAGATCCTTCGTCCTGTTCAAATAATGCCAGGGCAGCTTTATCTTTTCTTGGTTGCTTAGTTCCAGCTGTTCTATAGTTTTCTAAATCTAATGTTATTCTTTTCCAGGTTTGTGCCTGGAGCATCATTCTACGTTTGCGCTCCATTACCTGTTTTTTCATTACGTTAGCTGCATCAATACTCGCCCTCGATGTAGCAGGGCCAGGGCCAAGTTGCCTGTTGTACTGCTCAAACAATTCATCAAAAAGATTTAAAACTTCATCAGCTTTTTCCTGGCTAATCTCTCCGGCTGTTACTCCATCGCTTATACATTTCTTAAACGTCATATTGAGCAAACCCCTAGTCTATTAATTAAAGCATCTTCTGCATCGAGTTCGGCCTTAACATCTCGTAAAGTTCTTGTCTGAGTAACTATGTTCTCACCTTCAACCCTAAGATCAACAGGAATCTCCAGGTCAAGCTCAGATTCTTCTACCCCGAACTCAATTCTTTCACTATCGCTTTTTGAGCGTCTGAGAGTTCCAGGTCCTGTTCTTCCACCCGAAGGAATATCAAACCTGGATCCTTTGAGGGGATTGTCTCCTGAGATTTCTGAGACTGTTTTGGGATCTTTGAATCCACCGTTGTTGTCGATTTTGGCGTAGCCATCGGCTGCGTTCTCCTCTCTTAATACTCTAAATGTTTCGGCTGGCTTTGTGCCAACAGAATCTAAATATGATAATGGTACAAATCTGCCAGTTTCAACAAAACGACTAAGCATCCTGTTAACGGCATTTTCTGGGGTAACATCCATTGATAGTAATCGGACCTTATACCCCTTCTCCTTATATAGTGATACCGCTTTACGAATACTAGATGTGCTATGACCAACTTTTGGCAATGTGATATTTGTGCCACGACTTATCATTATATCTTGTAACATTTTAGATAAGCTAGAGCTTTCCTCATGTACTGCACCAGTTCCTTTACCACCCTCAAACTCTGGCAATGTTTTTTTAATTTCATCACTGTCTAGTATTGCAGATCTATTAGATATAGCTATTTCATTTGCAATAGTGCTTTTTCCGGCAGCTGTTGGGCCTAAGACAATAGTAACTTCTTTGTTCCTGGATATTGTTCCTGGTTCTAAGCCAAGCTCTTTATATGCCAAAGTTTCAGCTTGCTCTTCAAGTTTGACCATAGCTGATTTAGTTCCAACAACTTCTTCACCGTCAATTTTATAAACTCTGCTTTGATGCCAATCTGTTGAATTATAATTAGATGCGGTTATTGTTTCTGGACGCGACTCCATTTCTCGGAGCGCATTTGTAACTGCCGGATGATTATTAATTTGTTCTCTTGTCGGATTAGTACCAAGTAAAAATTTTAAATTAGCTAGTGAGTTAGGCTCTTGTGCTTCATCCACTTCTCTAAAAGTATTAGTTACTAATTGATCTGTTTGATCTTCAGCTGCTTTACCAGATGGCTCATCGAAGCCCTCTAAGCCTGGCTCATCTTCAATCGCGTCCTGGCGGCTTTTCGGCGCATCATCGAAAGTGCGTCTAACATCGCCAACTTCTGCCCGATCAAAATCGCCTCGCTCAATTCCTCTTCTGACAGACTCGGCAAATCCTCTTGCTGCGTTTGCATAGTTGTTTGTTTCCCTGGCTGTTCTTGCTGCCGCTGAGAGTTCATCGCTAAGCTCTCCTTTTCTCGTTGCAAGCGCCTGGAGGAACGTGATCGCTTTGCCATTTTGATTTGCCCTTTCTTGGTTTCTAGTTTTCTCTAGTTTGTTTCCTTCGGCTTCAATGCGATCTGCATTTCTGCTTAGATTCTCAAATGCTGTTTTATCTTCTCTAAGTATCTTATACGTTCTATCTAATACCCTGGCACGTTCCAGGAATAAACTTTCGGCAAGCACCTCATCACCAAATAAACCAGTTTGTACTTCATTAACTAAATCTTGTTCATTGACCTGGCGAACAATAGTTTCTGCCTGGAAAGCATTTGCAACATCAGACCTTGCTAAAACCTGGATGGCTGCTTGTTGCTTGTCAGGATCCTCGATCAATCTTCCAACTATAGCACCATAGTTTGAAGGTATGACGCCATTAACAATAGATCCAAAAGCATCCTCGCTTAATTTTTCGAGATCTCTTGCTTGTCTTACTAACACTGATCGCGGAGGTAGCTCAGATAATCTACCAGGTTCAACTCTAAGTATTTTTGCTGCATCGATAGCTGTGCCTGTTCCCTGGGCAATGTTTGCTGTAGCTGCTATCACTCGCGCTTTTTCTGAGCTTATGTCATCAACTTCACGCAACTTATAGCCAACCAGGTTAATCTCCTGGCTAGGATCTTGGTCCATTATTCTCTTGGCTAATCCAGCTCTTTGGTGTCCATCTGCAACGAATATCTTGCCATCAACATCTTCCCAAAAGATAACTGTTCCGGCTTTTACATCATCCCATTCTGTAACGCCTTGCAGTCTTTCGGTAACACCGTACTCATCGCCACCCTCTTTAAACTGAAATCTCTTTGCATCGATCAAAGCATCTCTGGCAGGAACGGAAAACATAACACCATTTAAATTGTCAGTGGAAGAAGCAATTATCTCTGGCGTTGGTTGTATTGTGGTTTCGTCAGATATAGCAGGAGCTTTATTATTAAAGACAGCTGCATCCGCTTCTGTTGTTCGATTATTATGTTCTGCCTGAGATCTGGCAAATTGACTATCTACAAACGGATTATCGGCCTCAAACTCTTCAGCTTCCTTGGCTGCTTTTTCTAAGAATTGACTGTCCTTATTTGCCCTTCCTGCTTTTGCTAAGACATTAAAACCGCCTTTAGCAGTATCAACAGTTACTCTAAACCCAACAGGCAATGCTGCACTACCAACTGCCGCAAATCCTACGTTTCTAATAAAATCATTCCAGGTATAATCATAACCTTGTTTTTCATACCATTGTTTAACGGATGCTTCACTCATAGCCGTAACTCCGGCTCCTAATGATGCCTCGAAAAAAGCTAACTTCATTAAACCTTTTGAACTTAATCCTAATGGTAACGTGCCTATGATAGTAGGATCCTCAACAATTCCCACGACTTGACCTAAGAATTGACCAATCTGTCCACTAGTTCCTACAGCCCTGGACGATATCTCATCATTGTATTCTTTTGCTGCTTTTGCTCTTTCCGATGCTAAATCCTCAAGACTTTCAAGAGTAATATCTTTTAGGTGATCCGGTATTATTTCTTGGTTTTGATTTAAAAATCCAAGAATTTGTGTTGCCCTCCATTCATAATCAGATCTAGCTTTTCCTGGTGTAGCAGTTGTTGAAAAGAAACCTCTGTTAATATAAGAGCCTGGATCTACGAATGTTTCGTTAGGGAATAGCTCACTTACTTCCTCTACAATAGGATCCCATAAATCTTGCAGTATTCTGTCTCTACTTTGAGATTGATCTAAATACTGTGATTTCTTTCTAGCAGCATTATAATTTTCTTCGAACCTGGTAATTGGTTTTGATAACCCTTGCAGATCTCTTAATGTTAATTTGTTGGGTTTATCAAACTGTATCATTGTTTAGTTTTCAGCCATTCTGTGTAAACTTTTTTACCGCCATCAACTACAAAATTTACATAGTCTTCAAAAAGGTTTCCTTCTGCATCATCTGGAATTGAGGAAAATAGTCTGTCAAGGCTTTCCTCATCAATCTTTCCAGCATCTATTCCACCCTCGATTTGTTTGACAAGTTTCTCTGTTTGTTTTTCGTTAAGGCTTGAAGCAGACTCAAAAGCAAACCTCTGTTCTTGCCCTGATCTATTTTCTACTGCCGGATCTTGCGTTGTTGAAAAAGGTGTTTCATCAGCTTCTTCGGTATAAACATCAGAAAGGTTTATAGTTCCTACTACTTGGTCTTTAACTTGTGGGCCTGATATTTCAGGAATAGGCTGCAAGAAATCCATTGGATCAAATAATATAGTTGCTCCATCAACATCTAAAACAGGAACATCATCGCCAAATCTATCAACATCTTCTACATTTGAAATGTAATATTGATTGCCCCCTGCAAAAATTAACTTATAGGTTTCTTCTTCTTTAATTTTTCCTGGATAAGCAGGATCTATTTTCTGACCTGTGATAGCTTCTATTGCCGCAGGATTTAAATTTGCAATAACTTTTTCCATATCGGCAGCTGTCATATTCGGAGGAATAAACGTCATCTTTTCTCTTATTGGCTGCATACCTCCATAGGTAACCTCACCTGTGTCAGTCATTACAATACGCTGACCGGAAGCTAACTGTAAGGCTTGCGTATAAAGCTCTACAGATTCATCCATGTTATCTTTCCAATCGCCCAAACCTTGTTGAGCAGCAAGCTCTGTATATATAGCTTTGGCCACATCCTTAACCGCAGATTGTTGTATTGGAGCATTAAACATATGTTTGCCAACAACATCCAAAAATACTTGATCAGTGTTTGAGCTTATAAATCCTGGAGGTGTCAAATCATTCTTTAATCGATCCATACCATTTACTGCCAGGGTTGCAGCTTGTGTAGATCCTATCGTTACAAGGCCACCGACTAACGCATCACTTTTATTATATTCTGATAATTGCGTAAGAACCTCACCACTACTTTCGCCAATAGTTGAAAGCATACCTAATATGTCAAGCTTAACAGCACCTTCAGATTTTTCTAAAACTAAACCTAACTGATCAATTTCATCTTTAAAAAAGACAGGGGGATTTACTAAGCCATATTCTCTTGCAACAACTGTCGCTTGTTTTAATCTTTCTGTAAGAGCGCCCTGGTCAATTTGTAATCTGCTATCCTCACCAACGCCAATGATTTCATTTCTTTTGATTAGCCCTACTTTAGCTGCATAACCCATAGGATTATTCTTAATTTCTGTTCTCATGTTAGTAAGAAAACTTTGAGCTTGCTTTACCCTGGTAACTTCCTCTGATGTATCTAACGCACCATCAAAACCATTTGTTTCGATGTTTGTTACATATGCCTCTAACTCAGCTAATGATTTAGTTCTTAACTCCCCAAAGAAATTACTTGTGTCTTGCAATCCTCTTGCAGCTGTGGACGATGCACCTCCATCATAATTAATTACATTAGATGAGTCCGATAATAAATCAGCAAGTTCTTTTTGATCAATCTGACCACCGTTTTCTAAAACATCTTCCAGATCTTCTACTTTGTTAATTATAAACGTAGATTGAGCCTCAACTGCCCTTTTGTTTCTATTGTACTCTGGAGATAACAAGCCATTTATAAAACGTAGGCTCGTTTCAAAATCCATACCTGGTAAAGTTGTTTCTCCAGATTTTATATCGTTTATAAATTCTTCCTGTTGACTAAGATCTTTTTGATAAAAATCAAACAATATATTATTTTTTAAAGCCTCTTCTCTTACAGTTTCCGACCAAGTTATTAAATTCTCTGGCCTTACACCTAGAGCTTCTAATTCTTCAGCACCTAGCTTTATATCGTTTTCTAGCTCTTCCGGATCAAATCCTGGAACAATAGCATTACCGATTATAGTTTCTGCTTTATTTGCAGATGCTATATTTTGTCTATCTTTTAAAGTTCTTAATGTTTCTTTAGACCAAAAATCAGAATATCTTAGTCCTGCTTTTTCTGTTTTGCCCTGGAGATTTGTTCTTAATAATGCAGCTGATACCGGATCAATATCTGATAGCGCTGCCGGAAATCCATCTGAAACACTTTTTAATTGTGACTGTACTGCACTAAATGGAGTTTTATTGTTTTGACCCTCTGTTAGAATTTTTGCAATTTCTAGCTCTGCTTCAGTTTGTATTTCTGCAATAGCTATTTTATTTGCAGCTTCATAAGCAGTTTCTTCCTCAAGACCTCTTGGGCCACCCTGGGCTTGCATTGCCTCGAGTATTGGCTGCGCTCCCTCTGTTCTTACTCTTTCGATACCAGACCTTACAGATTCTTTCTGTGCAGTCTTAAAAAGAAAATCACCCATCTGATCAAATGTCTGTGATATGGTTTGACCAACAGCGGCCTCTCCACGAAGTCCGGCAAAGTCTACACTTCTAGGAATGTTAGCTTGCAATCCAGCGCTTGTTAATCTTGGTAATCTAGCCATTATAAAGTTCCATATCTATAAGCAGCTCCGGTGAGTGTTCCAATCGCTGAAATGGTTGCAGATCTTCGGGCAGCACTTCCAGCTTGTCTATACTGATCAGCCTGATTAATAGCATATTCTTTTGCAAGTATAGCGTTATCTCGCGCTGTAGAATAATCCCTTGAGGCCGTTGCCATATTAGCATTAAATATTGCACTAATGTTTCCAGAGCCAGTTGAACCAGATCTACTTATTAAAGTAGCTAAGTTTTCATTTAGCCTGGTCAGAACATCAGCGCCTTGCTGTTTATACCTGACTGCTTCCGCATCGCCCTGGAGTAATGTCTGAGAAGCTTTAGCGTCATACATTTTTTGCTCAGCGCGGCCAGCCTTTATCTTTCCAACCGCTGAAACGGCTGATCCTATCATCATCGCTGGAGCTGCAAAACTAGCCATATCTAACTTCCTACACTTAATTTATATTCCAGGCCTAATACAGTCATAGGTAATGGAACATTCTGAGTTAATGTTATTTGTCCGGTAGCACTATACCCTAAGATACCATGCGCTGTTTTTAATCCGGTAAATGCCTGGATAGGTGTATCGAGAACACTCACACCAAAATTTCTAAACGATATTTGTTTACCGTTGATTACAAGATCTTTTGTTTCATTGAGTAGAGCATCGACCTGGACAATACGTTTCTTAACACCTTGCACCGATCCAGAACTTAGCACTGGCTCAGTCGGCATTGTCTTTGCCTGGACTGTATATTCTAATCCTACTTGAAAAGTAGATGATGCTGCTTTAGCAAACGTAATTGTAAACGGAGAGGCCGGAACCGTCTGAGTTGGCTCTACAACACCATCACGAACAATTTCGACAGTTGACCCTTGAAGATGGTCCATCGTTGTTGAGGAGGCAGCTCCTCCAGTCTTAGCACTATCTAGGGTTACATCTTTGTCAAACTTTTCTAAATAGTATCTGACTTGCGAATTAACGGTACGCTTTACAATGCAGAAGGTATCGGAGATCTCTGTGGCTACAGCAATAAAATTACCGTCCGTTGTAAATGAGCTGGGCGCTATAACCTCTTGCCCAACCAGAATAGAATAAACTGACATAGATCCGTCATCACCATTAACAATAAATAATCGATCTGCCTCATCAGTTGATGTTGATCTACGAGCCGCCAAGTCAACAGGGTTTTTTATTAAATGCGACGAAAGTACCGATATCTGTTGTATCTGGTACGAGTTAGTATTTGACCCAAATTGAAATGCGTTTATGGCTTTACCCTGTCTTTGAACAAATACAGACGCGCCATTAAGATCTTCTATCGGAACGCCTGGCTTTGCGCCAAGTCTTGTTTGTGGCCGGATAAGAAAAGTTGCTGGCGTAACCGGAGAATCTTCTGACTGAATAACAACAAACTCACCGCCAGTAGTAAATATTCTAAGATCAGCCCCAGCAATTACAGCCACAATACTATTTAATTGATTAGTGTTTATGGTTGCTTCAACGCTTTCGTCATCCAATCCAGTGCCAGGATCGAAGTTGAAGAAATCAATAACTCTTGATCCCCATATAGTATTAGGCCTGGACTTTGATCCACCGAAATATAATCTACCCTCATGGAACGTAGCTGATTTTGCCCATCCTCGAGCATTGCTCCAGACATCCTCATAGCCATGTTCACTCTTCCAATTACCAGCTACAACGCCACTCGTATCAAAGAACGGAACTTCTGTGACTGCCTTCATTACTGTTGCGCTAACAAACTCTACATACCTGGCTCGTCCAAAAGTAGTATCAACCTGGGCAAATTCATTAACGCTTGCCGCTGAGAAGGCTTCAACCTTATATCCTGTTGAGCTGTCCGGTGCTGTAGTCCAAGGTGGGTATATTGTAGCAACTTTAGTTGACGCCACATAATCATCAATAAACCTAGATTGTCCTGATCCAGTGCCGGAAGTAAGCGTAACGGACATTCCATTAGGCTGGTCATCAGACGAGTACGCAGATCCGGATTTGAGTGTGATTGTACTAGCGCCCCCAGCTTGAGCTGTCCCTGTGTCTGTCGTTACGCTTGAAGCTGTAATAGTAATGTTACCGGATACTGCGCTGGGGGTAATTGTAAAATTTGGCGAATGTATACTTAAAGCATAAGGATATTGCGGAACATTAGTTAACGGTAAGTTTTCTAACGTCCAGTTTGTATCTGTGTTTCTAACAAGTCTTTTTGTCTGCAAATCTTCATGGCATAGAATAAGTGTATCAACAGCCTGGGTATAGGTAATTTCATCAAGCATAGCCGCTGTAATGTCTGAGGCAGCTATATAATCATTGCCTGTTCCATTTATGTTTGCTTGTAGAACACCAGCCTTGAATACATAGATCCGGCCAACAACTAGAACTAAAAGAAAACTATCTGTGACGCTAAACTCAAAAGGTATTAGTTTAAATGCTGTAAAGCCTGTTCCAAAGTTATAAATAAACTTTAGGCCATCTCTACGCTTTAGACCGCCTTGAGGCTGTATAATAACATTTGTCGCTTCTTCCAGGGCGTTCTGATATTGTGATAAATCTGTCCTGGCTCGTAATAGCGGATCTAGTTCACCAACAGAAAAGTTTGTTTGAAACTGAGTAATACGCATTTACTGCCTCACTTGGATTAGCGAATAGTCCTCGACAATTTGTGTTGATTGCCCCCTGGCATCGATGTTCATAGCTTCACGCATCAAACCACCTCGACCATTTTCTCCAGGAGATCCAAATGCAATTCCTCTAAAATAATCTGCTTTTCCTATTTGGTCTGTAATAACGATTGCTAACTCAGCCGCTAATGCCGTTTTAAGCAAGCGAACAAAATAGTTTGGCATCTTAGCTTCGGCTATAGTTTGTTGGTAATCAATAAAAACAGTTTCCATATTACTGACTAATTGATCTCCATATATTTCCCAACCATAACGAACAGATCTTTGCGCTGTTCCGCTTGTTTCAAATACTGCTAGCGCACCAGTTAGATGATCGCCTGGCATTTGATAGGCATATTTCCATTCATTTATTGGTGTAGCTGATAGTCTAGCCAGTTGGATTTTGGCTAGTGACCAAGACCAAACATAAGTGCTTAGTAATGTATTTTTTAAATCTGGATATAATCGATCGCAAGCCTGGGCAGTATCACTTCCCTCTGTAAACGAAGAAAGGGGCGAAGCCCCCAGCGAGATTAAAGCATCTGAGCAAATAGATAAATCTGTATCGCCTACGGCCATCATAACCCTCCAATGTATATATGGGGCCAGTTGCCCAGCCCCATATTAATTAGTCACTGTCAGTATTTGCTAATGTCGTTCCGTCATTAACGTCAACAACTCCGGCAGCTGAAATTGTCAGAACGTAAACGATAGTTAGAACTTGGGTTCCTCCTGTCGATGTTCTGCAAAAAATTATATCACCCACCGCAAGCGTATCATGAATACTATTAAAGTATCCTGCAGTGTTTACGTCAGCAATCGCATCAGTTGTTGAGT